GCGCGTCCACGATGTTCTTCTCCGGTGTAAACTCTCCAAGGAAATGGGGCGAGTCTGGTGTTGGTGCAGGGTTTATCAACATGTCCAATAGCTCCGGCGGGGCTGAAATTCTTACAGGCATCGACCTTTATCAAGGCAACCTGGCAGCATTCTCTCGGCGATCCGTTCAAATCTGGAGCATCGACCCAGACCCGGCCAACAACCGCCAAGGACAAGTCCTCCTAAACACCGGCGCTTTCGGCCCAGGGAGCGTGGTGTCTGTCGGTGATATTGATATCTTTTACCTATCCGACTCCGGCGTCCGCTCCCTGCGCGCGCGAGACAGCTCCAATGCCGCCGTCGTCAATGACGTCGGTACGCCCATCGACAGCCTGGTACTTGCCGAACTGTCTCAAATGACGGACGCCCAGAAGGCCGCATGCCCTGCCATCATCGAACCTATTGATGGGCGGTACTGGTTAGCCGTTGGGAATAAGATCTACGTCTACACCTACTTCCCTAGCAGCCAGGTCGCTGCCTGGTCTACCTACAGCCCAGGCTATACGTTCACGGATTTCACGACCAAGGACGGCATTGTCTACGCCAAGGAAGGTAATATCGTTTACGCCTATGGCGGCCTTACAGGCTTGAACTACGGATCATACAGGGTTGAGGTTATCCTCCCCTACCTTGACGGTGGTAAGCCGGCGCACATGAAGACCCTGGCCGGTATTGACATGACCTGTGAGGGTGAGTGGGCTGTCGAAATTGGTATGGATCCTATCTCCCCCAATGCCCGCGACCTAGTCGCCACGGTCAGCCAGCCCACCTTTACCCTTGGTCGCATCCAGGCTACTGGGATGGGAACGCATGTAGGCGTACGTCTGACCTGTGATTCCGCCGGCTACGCTCGACTGGCTAACCTAATCGCCCACATCGACTTCAATGAAAGTGACTGAACTGTATCCCGAAGGGGTGCAGCATGTGGTTCACAACATGAGAGCGAAGGACCGGGCGGAGGTGTACGCCACCCAATGGACAGACGATCCGTGGGAATTCGGCAACAGCATCCTACGAATCGGGGGTGGAGGCTTTGTCCTACACGCGGACGATGGAGAACCAATCGTGTGCTGTGGCGCCATGCCCATGTGGAACGGCGTCATGTCGATTTGGATGTTCGCAACCGACAGGTTCGACGAGATATCCCTATCCACCCACCGCTTCGCCAGGAAGGTGTTTTTCCCCTACTTGGACGAGATTGGGTGGCATCGCCTGGAGTGCCGGAGCATCGCTACGCACGACGTTGCCCACCGATGGCTGGAGCTGCTGGGGGCGTCAAAGGAGTGTGAAGTATCTAACTACGGCAAGGCCGGAGAGACGTTCTATCTGTATTGCTGGACAAAGCCGTCCTCCAGTACACAATCTACTCCATTATGAAGCTGGATCTGAACATTGGAGGGAATCCCCGATAACATGTGTTTCGGAGGAGGAGGAGGCGACGGTGGTGCTGCTCAAGCGCGAGCAGACGAGATGGCGCGCCAAGCCCGCATCAAGCAGGGTGTTAATAACATCAACCAGAAGTTTGAAAGGTTCGACGACGGATTCTTCAAGGGACGCGGACAGGCTTATTCCAACTTTGCCACCCCCCAGGTCAACGACCAGTACAAGCAGGTCAGCGACCAGTTGGCATACTCCCTTGCCCGAACCGGCCTAGACCAGTCCAGCGAGAACGCTCGCCAGGGCGGCGTACTGATGCGCGACAATGCTATGGCAAGGCAGACCGTTGCCGAAGCTGCTGCCACGGAGGGTATCAAAGCCCGACAGGCGGTTGAAGACCAGCGCAACAATCTTATCCAACAGGTCAATATGACCAGCGACCCGGAGTTGGCCGCAACGAATGCACTCCGATCCGCCAGCATCATGGAACAGCAACAGGCTTTCAACCCTGTGGCTAACCTGTTCGCCAACACCACCGGAATGCTAGGTGCTGCCCAGAACGCTGGCTATTACTCCGGCGGTCCTGGCTTAAAGCCATTCAAGGACTTTGTTACTGGTGGATCGTCCAACAAGAACCGCGTCGAGAAATCTGGTTAATTTTATGTGTACTCCTCAATTTCAACAGGCTGCCCAATACGCAGCTCAACAGCGCGCGCTAGACGCCGGCATCAGCCCTCAAGACGCTGCCGCCAATGGCGGTCAGTATGGTGTGCTGCCCCAGGAATCTATTGAAGAGGCTGCTGTCAGCATGCCGATGACACAGTACAAAGGGCAGATTGGTCAAAGCATTGCCGACGCTGTCATGCAGTCTGGAATCCTCGGTGCTGCCGCCGGTGCTGCTTCCTCTGGTCAGCCCCAGCACATGATGCGCAAAGAACTTGCTCCTATGCCTGTTAGGCGCGCGCCTACCGTCGGCGAACTTCTCGGCATCCCCCCTGGATCAGTCCAGGAAGTCGGCGGCCCTGGCCGTTTCTAATCTATGTGTACCCCAGTAGCATTCGCACTAGCCCTAACGGCGGCAGGATCTGCCGCTCAAGCCGCAGGCGCGCGACGCGCAGCCAAGGCTATGGAGGGACAGCGTGTCGCCGAAAGCATTCGCCAGAAGGGCTTCCAGGATGAAGCCGCCGCAGTATCAGATGAATCTCTCGGCAAGTCCGGCAGGGACGCTACTGAAACTGGTATGTCAGAAGCTGCGGCAGCGCGAGCGGCTGCGTCTGATGCTGCTGTGGCTGAAGTCCGTGCGCCTATCGAGGCTACTGGTGCGAACCTAGCCGGCGACCAAACTGCCAATAAGTTGATGGCAACCGAAGGTGACGCTGCCGCCGCAAAGAACCTTGGCTACGCTACCCAGCAGGGTCGCGCCAAGGCCAACATGCTTTCGTTCAATGACGTTACCTTCCAGAACGCCATCAACAACATCCGCGCCGGCCAGAAGCTAAACACTACTGGCAACTTCATGCGCGGATCTGCCGGCGTACTTCCTGTTGAACTTGAATACGCTTCCAAGAAGGGCGACAGCCTAAAGACCCTCGGTACTGTTCTTTCTACCGCCGGGTCTGTCGTTGGCATGGGTGCTGGTGCTGGTTGGTGGGATGCTCCAAGCCAAGCCGATATCCTTAACAAAACCAATTCGCTGGCAAACTTCTCCAACCCTTCAACGCTAAACGCCGCCAGCAACAACATTGCAAATTATAGCAATAGCCTGCTTCCGCTAGATCCCTTTAAGATTCCGGCCATTCAGCCGCAGTCTTTCCTTGGGTCTGGTTCGTTCCCGGCGATGTATAAATTCCCCATTAAATGAACAAAGTATCTGTCCAGGGCGACCCATACTGGGCGAAGGCTGCCGAAAACGTGGCTGGGATGTTCAACCCAGAGGCTGAAGCCAAGGGTGCGACCTTGCTGTCAACCGCTCGTTACAACAACGCCCGCGCCGCTGGACAGGAAGATCAGAATACAGCACTTGGAGAATCTGCTCTTCGCGCTGCCGGGTATTCCGAACTAGAAATCGCAGCCATGCGGGCTGCGCGTGATAACTCCGTCGCTTCTATTTTCAAGGGCATTAACGAGAATCGCGGTCGCGAAGCCATTGTCGCAGGCAACCCCAATGTCGCCCTACCATTGCTAGGCCAGGCTAATGCCTTGGATGACTACAACAAGGGTGACATGATGCGTCGATTGACGACTAACGCCGATGGATCGCTTAATACGTCTATCGCAGCAGCCCTTGCAGGCGGTTCGTCTTCTACTGGAGGCGTACTTACGCAGCTTGGTGCTGATGGTAACTACAAGATCGTCGATACGACTCCAGCCGGCAAGGTTGATTTGAACCGAATCTTAACGGATACGGCAGAATCTCAAGCCAAGATTAGGTTACTCGGCACCAGGGAAACAAACATGGGACGCCTTACCGACGCCCAGATTGCCCTGCTTCGCCAGAAGGGTGTTGCCGTTGAATACCTTGCCGAAGCAAACGTCGGGAAGATTGAGAATGCTGCCAATAACGCTACCGCTGAAAGCCAGGCCAGGATCAAGCTTACTAACCTTACCGGAGAAGAGCGGACAAGGCTCAACGATGCTAACATCCTTCGCATTAAGGGTCTTATCAATATTGATAAACTTAACGGTGACGCAACCGCCGCCCGGACAAGTCTAAACGACCAGGCCAAGCAATTGGTAGTCCGCAAGGGAATCGAGGAAATCTACGCCAAGGACTTTGCCGAGAACCTAGGTTCAGCCAACGCCTGGGAGCAGGTAGACCCTGCCCAGAAGAAGTCCCTTACGGACCGCGCTATGGAGTATATCCTCCGCGACAAGCTGGACGTTATGTCGGCTATGAAGAAGTCCGAGAGCGACCATAATATTACTGGAAGCATGGTCAAAGGCACGAAGGACCAATTCTGGGGCTTGAAGCAGAAGGAAGACGGAACCATTACCTTTGAAGGCTTTAAGGCTCCGGAAGCCCTGGCGGCCATCGTCGCTGCCGGGTCTGGGGCTGCTGGCTCTACGCCGGCCCCTGCCATCACCCCAGCTGCGGTTGATATCTCGGCTATCCCGGCAGGTGCGATTGATGCCTTGAAGAAGAATCCTTCTCTTGCCACGAAGTTCGATGAGAAGTATGGTGTTGGTGCTGCCGCAGCTGTGCTGAAGTAGCATTAAATGGCAAACAATCCCTTCGACGCTTTCGACACCCCCGCGCCCAAGCAGCCGGCAAACCCTTTCGACGCCTTCGATGCGCCGGCGGAGCAACCTGTCGTCAACCAGCCTGTCAGCCAGCCTGTCAGTCAGCCCATCGTACAGGTTGAGAAACCGACGCCTGTCACAGCCGCTCCATCGGTAGCCGATGCGTTTAAGTTGGCGACGCCAAACGATCCTCAACTCGCCGCTCCTGGAGCCGGAGTATTGCTTCCCCAGCCGGCCATGCGTGGTATTGGCGGCGGTCAGCGTCAACTCGGACAGTCCCTTAACCCACAGGCCGAAACTGTTGGTGCTTTTGAAAGCTTAATTAATTCTGGTCTTTCGTCCTGGTATGGCAAAGACATGGCTTCGGCTGAAAACAACTTCTTCGCGCTTCTCGCCGAAGAGGCGAAGCTTGCTGAAGACGTAGCGTCTTTTGATCCTACCAAGCTACCAAGCCAGGATAGTTATCAAGGCTTTGGTGGGCAGGGCGGCATTTCAGCAACCTGGCAGCCAGAACCGCTGAAGGTCTTGGCAGCCAAGCAATTTGCCCTTGATGACGTCCGCAAGCGGATCGTAGAAGCGCGTAAAGAAAAGGACGAGATGGAGAAGACCATGTCCGGCATTGAAGGACGAAGCGCGCGAATGCAGGCGTTCCAGGATGCCGCAAACAAGGAAGACATTGGTGGTGCTGCTAAATTACTAAAGGGACGCTATGGTGCAAACACGGCAGAAGTGGGTGCCAATATGTTCTTGGAGTCTGCATGGCCTAGCGCCAAGGGTGCTTTGGTTGATGCTGGTAAAGCCATTGCTTCCCTATTCACAGCCGCTCCTACTCTTGGTGCAGGCCCGGCTATGATCTACGGTGGTGGTGCTGCCGCTCAAGGCGGCATGGCCGGTCGAGATGCGTACGTTGGCAATAAAGCCCAAAACTTTAAGGAATGGCTTCAGAAGAACGGCGTTGATGCTAACGACGAAGACGCTGTCATTGCCCTGCGAAACAGTAACCCTGCCGCGTACAAGGCAGCTCTCGATGCTGCTGACAACCAAGCATTGGCGGCTGGCGCCGCCGAAGGCGCTGTGACTGGTGGGTTTAGCCTTATCCCTGGTGTTGGGTCTATGAAGGCTGTCGGTAAAAATAAGGGTGTACAATGGATTCTAAAGAATGGTGTACCTGTTGCCGTTGAGATGTTGAAGGAAGGAGCAGAAGAAGCCGTTGTTAGTGCAGCGTCGCAATTGTCGGCTATTGCCGCTGGATCAGACAAACCTTTCAGCGGTAAACAAGTTGTCTTTGCTGGTACTGGCGGTGCTTTGGCTGGTGGCATGGGAGACGTCTCAATGAAGGCCGGCGGTGGCGTACTGAAGGCCGGCTATCAAGCCGCTCGCGGTCAACCCGCACCTGCTGCCCCTGGCGCTGCCCAACCTCCGCCCGCTGCCGCTCCGGTTGCACCTGTAGCACCTACGCCTGCTCCTCGCGTCGCCGGCGAGGTTGTACCTCCCGCGCCGGCTCCAGTTGCTCCAGTCGCCCCTGCGGCTGAAGCTGCACCTGCCGCCGAAGCCGCTCCTGCTGTCGATCCTACCATCGCCCTCCAGGAACAACTCAACGCGGCCAATGAAGTACTATCTGCTTATGAAGCAGAAAAAGCAAAGGCCGAGTTTGAAGTAGAGGCTGCCAATGCAGCCCTCAAAGACGATCCAGAGAACGCGGATAAGCTTGAAGCAGCCCGATTGGCGCAGGCTACGCTTGATGGTAAGAACGCTGGATTTGAAGCCGCTACCGACCAAGTCAGAGACATCACCGCTCAACTTGAGGCAGCACCTGCACCTACGGCTACACCTGTTGCAACCCCTGCACCAGCAGCCGCCCCTGTCGCTCCTGCTCCTGCCGCTGCCGTTGAACCGCCCGCTCCAGCACCTACGCCCGCCCCAGCGCCGGCGCCTACTCCAGCCCCCGCAGCGACGCCTGCTCCCACACCTACGCCCGCCCCTGCTACGCCCGCACCCGCGTACGCCGGCGGCGACCCTCGCCAGGATCCTCGTTTCGACGACCTGCGGGCAGACGTTAAGACTGAACTGCGTAAACTGTTTGCCCGCCTAGAAGAGCAAGAGGCTAAACTGGCCGACATGAAGGCCAAGAACAACAAGACCGAACAGAAGGAAGAGCAGATCCGCCGAACCAAGGCGGCTATTGCTGCGAAGCTTGGCGACGCTGCTCCTGCGGTTGCACCTACGCCCGCGCCTGTAGCTGCCCCTGCCCCTACCGCACAGGCTGCTCCCGCTCCAGCTGTCGCTCCTGCGCCAGCACCTGCGGTTGCCCCAGCTCCTACTGCCCAGGCAGCTCCTGCGCCTACGGCAGCCGCTACGCCCGCTCCAGCCCCTACCCCTGCTCCTGCTACCCCAGCCCCAGCAACCCAGACTGCCGCTGAAAACAACGTAGAACCTGCACCTGTTTACCCAGGAGACAAAGCTCCAGTAGTTAAACGCAAGGCTTGGTCTGAACTTTACCAGAAATGGCGCGCAGAGTATTCCAAGACTCACTTTGATGACGGCACACCAAGGGTTGCTATCACAATCCCCGGCCCTACCGCATCTGCCAAACCTGCTGCAACACAGAAGCCAAATGCAGATGGCGATCCGCGCAATGACAGCCGGTTTGATGCCCTTCCGCTTGAGTCGCGTAGCGCAATCAATGTAGCCTACAACAAGGTTATCAACGACCAGAAGCAGCGTGATAGGACTTCCATAGCCGGACGATCCACCAAGAAACTGGATGATAGTATTGCCAGGAACAAGGCAGAGATTGAACGACTGCTTGCTAACCAGCGCAATGCCCCGGTAAACCCGAACGCCGCGCCTATCGACCCGACCGCCGGCGACCAGACTTACGACTACGACGAGACGCCGGCTGCGCCGGTCGTTACTCCGGCAGAACCTGTTGCTGAAGTAGCGCCGGCAGCTGAACCTGCTGCCGCTACTGAAGTCGCCCCAGACGCTACGGCCAAGGAAGACTCAAAGGCAGTCGCGCAGGCTAGGGTGCAACTAGCTAACCTTGAGAAGGCCGGCAAGGGTGACAGTAAGCAGGCAAATAAACTCCGCAAGAAGATCGAAGAAGCATCCAAGGGCGGTTCGCTTGCCCAGGCCGAACTGGACCTAGACGCTGAAATAAGGGACTTCACGGACAACAACCGCACCAATGACATCGTTGGTCTTGGTGGACAGTTCAGCTATCTTGTCGTCAAGAAGATGGCGCTGATGATTGCGCGCGGAGTCAAGGACTTCCCATCCGTAGCCAAGTCTATCAAGGAAAGCTTTGGTAATATCGACCAAAAAAAGCTCAAAGAGCTTTTCAATAAGGCTTTGAGCATCGCCGGTAAAAACGCTACGGAAACGGTTCAGAACCTAAAGGAATTCAACAAAACAAACGCACCGAAGTTTGATGAAGGATCTGAAGAAATCTCTACGAGACAGCCTACTAGTAAGAAAGCCCCAGAAGACTTCGTAGCCCAGAAGCTAATCATTGGTACTGACGCTCTCAATTCGACTGAAAGCGTGGCTAAAAAATCCGCTGACGCTGTTGCCAGTTACCCGAACATGCGACCGGTAGAGGGTGAGACTGCCAGGGAGACGAACGAGCGTTTCATCAAAATGGTTAAGGAGAATCTGATCTGGCTCCACAACCAGGTTCCTCCCGCCGTACGCGCGAGAAGCAAGCTTTGGTATGACGGCGCCAACAAGATGGCTAATGAATTCTCTAAAAAGTACAACGCCACGGCGTCGCAGGTTGCCGGCGTAATGGCCGCTCTCTCCCCGCAGAAAGATTGGTTTATGAACGTGGCACTTGCCGAGTATGTCTTGAAGGTTGCAAGCGAACACAAGAATGATCCGTTCTCGCAGGAGATGTACGACAGGGCTGCGTCCATGATGACCAAGCCAAAGAAAGGTCCGGAACGTCCGCTGTTCAAGCCGCAGCAGCTCGCGGCTATAAAGAAGCTTATCGGCACCAAGTACAAGGACATGGACCTTTCGCAGAAAGCCCTATTCACGAGAATCCATAGCGAAACCTATACTGACCGCTCTTATCACATCCTGGCTCCGGAAGGTAATCGCCTCAATCTTGCAAGGACGTCAGAGGGTGAGTTGAGCAGGTATGGCTGGGGATCAATGCGTGAAGTCAAGAAGGCCATTGCCTGTATCGAGGATGGAAGCCTTGCCAATATTTCCAGCCAGATGGGCAAGGAGCATAAGGTTCGTAACTTCTACAACAACATCATCGCTCCCAACAGCAAGGATGGACATGTCACTATCGACACTCACGCCGTAGCTGCGGCCCTCATTCGCCCCCTCGCTGGCAAGAGCATCGAGGTTAAGCATAACTTTGGATCGTCCGGCGCCGACAAAGTGGTGGGTGTTAACGGCACCTATGCCTTATACGCAGAAGCCTACCGCCAGGCCGCTGCCGAAGTCGGCGTCTTGCCACGCGAAATGCAGTCTATCACTTGGGAGGCTATCCGTGGGGCATACCCCAAGGAATTTAAGGGTGCTAAAAATGTTGCAGCCATTAACAAAATTTGGAATTCTTACAAAAATGGAAACATCTCCCTCGCAGAAGCCCGACAAAAATCAATCGATGTCGGGAAGAAATTCACCGACAAAAACGGAGGAGGCATCGCCAATTACAGCTGGCTGGGACAGCAGTCCGAATTCCGACCCGACGATGGACTTTCTCCGAGCGACGTCAACGCCGGTGACACGCGAGAACTACCTGGAGATAGCGTACCTGGGGGAAGCGCCGGATCCGTTCCCAGCGGAACTGGAAGCACTACTTCCACCGGAACTGCAAATCAACAGTCCGGAAGAGACGCAGGAGTAGGATCAGATGCAACCGTAAAGGGTTGGGCGAAGACCGTTGCCGCCGCGCAGCGTGACAAGCCAGAGGCTGCCATGCTGGCAGCCCAAAAGGTCGTCAAGGGCGGGATCGTAAATTACGCGATCGAACACGCCGGCGACATTCTTCACCGAGTTTACCAGTCTTTGTCGCAGTCCGGCACCGATCCTAGCTTTGGGTATGAAACGGTCAAATCAAAGGTTGATCGGATCCTTCGCAACTTCCGACTAGAAGGCATCGACACGGAGGCTGATTTCTGGGCCAAGGAAAAGGAACAGCATGACATGGAGGTTGCCAGCGGCAAGGAAGGCGTCCCTTCGTGGGAGCAACGTAAGCAGGAAATCACGGAGAAGATGAAGCAGTTCGCTGCGGAGCATGACTCCCTGCCGGCCGAAAACGATCTTCAAGCCACCGTGAAGAGCATCAATGTCGCACTTGGAAATCTTGATTTCCAGGCCGCCATCGAAGGGATGAACAAACTCAAGCAAAAGCTTGAGTCACAAGATTCCTGGAGGAACTACGCCAGGGAAGTCGGATCCAATACCGAAGAAAATGCCGGCAACAAATCCCAGTCTAAAGCAGTCCTAACCCCAGCCGGCGGAGTCGCCCAGGTAACCGGCGACACAGACCGATTAAACGGTCACCAGGGAGGGTTTGAGACGGACGCATACCACGCCAGCGAAGAAAGTTTTAACTCATTTGATGACAAAAATCCGCGAGCAAAAGTTTACCTGGCGTTAGGCGCCGAAGACGGCATAAAGCAATTTGGTAAAAAGGTTGGCAAGTTTACAGTACGCTCACAAAACCCAATCAACATCTTGCCGGGCAAAGATGGAAAGCTTTCCGAAGATGCAGTAACATTCTTAAAAGACTTTTGGAGACAGTACCTCAAAGGACGAAGGGATGAAGGAGGACGAAGCCTTGGTCAGCAGGACCTAATTTCACTTGCTAAAGATGGGTATCTTTTTAACGAGCATGATACAGCGCAAGGCGACATGGAGAACTTTGCGTTTAAAAGTGGTTATGATGCTATTGTAATGCTTGATGTATCATCTGCTGGTTCTCCGATTATCGTAACGAAACCAGGCAACGCAAACACCACAAGGGCGGCCCAAACAAAGGGAGCAGTCCTAACCCCAGAAGGCGACGTCGCCAACCACCGCGACGCCGACCTAGCGAAGCGTGGCTTCATCACGCAAGAGGCTACCAAGATGCCGGCAGACCTGGCCGGCGCCAAGCTGGTCATCGAGCAGTCTGGAAGCACAGCAGACAATCTTAACAATCAAAACTTTGGCAAGGGCCGTGTAGTTCTAGACGGAAGAACAATTGCCGAATTCGACTTCCACGACTACGACGGAAACCGTAAGCTTGACCACATCCACGTCCAAAAGAAGCACCGTAATAAGGGGCTTTCAAAAGTAATCCAGGCAGAGATTATTGAGCGAGGAAAGCGCAGCGAAGAAAACACCGCAGAAACGTACAGCGCGACCGTCAAGGATCCGCTCGATCGCCCGACGGCTGGAATGGTTTCTCTTCTTGGTGAAGAAAATGTAAACGACAATGGACCGGATTACGCTGAATCTGCTCGCGGAGAATCTTATGCTTTCAAAGATCCAGACAACGGAGAATGGATTACAAAGACAAATGAAGTTAATGCAAACATCCCCAATCAGTACACGCCGGAGCAGCGCAAGCTAATCGCCGACATCAAGGCCGCATCGAAGGGCGACCCTGCAACTCTGATGGAGCGTGTCACCAAGCTTCTCGACCAATGGGAACGCGACGTGTTGGGCGATCCGGACAAGCCGATGACCAAGCTGTTGTCAATCAACCCACAGGCTTTGTCCGCATGGGCGTACCGCATCTCCAAGCTGATCGCCAAGACTGGCATGAAATTCGGTTCGTGGGCGAAGAGCATGGCCGGCAAGATGACCAAGCAGAACATGAAGGATATCTGGCAGCTTGCCAAGGCTATCGCCAAGACTCCCGCCGCCATTGCCAAACACTTCCTGGATAGCCGCGCCGACAAGCTGTGGGAATACTACAATAAGCGCAAGAATTCCGCAGAGATGCGTAAGCTTGCCAACCTTATCTTCACTAGGTCTGGACCAGACGCTGACGCCGAAATCACTACTACTGGACCGGACGGAAACCCTGTCACAGAAGCAGTCCGCAATTCCATTCCGCAGCGCATCAAGCAGATCCGCACCCAATTCGCCAACAAGTACTCTAATCTTCTAAACCGATTCGGTACTGAATTCGCCAACATGAGCGAAGACCAGCGTAAGGCTTGGGACAAGGAATTCCGCCGCGCCGTGATCGGCCTTGACCCTCTGCCTCCGGGTGAAAAGGGCAAGGCAGTACTGGAATTCCGAGAAATGATGCAGGAGCTGCTGCAATACCAGCGCGAAGCCGGCATCGACATCGGTGACTCTGGTGCCGGATACTTCCCGCGCATCTGGTCAAGCAAGCTGATCCAGGAGAACATCCAGAAGTTCTACCAGGTCGCCAAGGAGATGTACAAGAAGCGCGATCAGCGTCTGCTCGATAAGGCCATCGCTGATATCAATGACGGAGTTGACGCAGAGGCTGCCCGAAAGAAAGAACTTGATCTAGAAGCAAACCGTCGTGGGGCGAACCGTCGCATTAAGCCAGACTCCGAGTACCAGCAGGACGCGCGCGATAACGCCAATGATAAGATCGACGCCCTACAGTCTGCACATGACGCCAAGGATGACGCGCACTACCAGTCGATGGCTTCGGCCTGGGCCTTGCGCGCGCAGACCGGACGCCTCGATGAAGTTACGCTAAATGACAATGGCATCAACCAGGCTAACGCACCAGACCATGCAGATCCTCGCATGTTCACGGACGAAGAAGCTTCCCTTGCCGATGAATTCCAGGACGACGACATCGACAAGACCGTCATTCGCTACGTCCACGCTGCGGTAAAGAAGTCCGAACTTGCCCGCGTGTTCGGAGAGAACGGAAAGAAGTTCGGCAAGATGCTTGAGCAGCTCCAGCGGGATGGATTCTCTGAAGAAGAGATTAAGCACATCGCAAAGCTGGTACGCCAGTCGCTCGACGTAACCTCCAACAAGCTTGAAGGATTTGAAGCCAAGTTCATGGACTGGGCTAACTTCGTCGTCGTCTCCGGTTACCTTGGGTTGAGCTATATCAACAACCTCTTCCTTGAACCTGTGTCGTACGGCATCCGCACCGGAAGCCCTGCCCTGGCCCTTGAGGCTGTGGTTCGCACATGGCATCAGTTCGGACGCGAGATTCTGAAGTCAGTCAACGACTCCAACTTCATCCGAAAGCACTACAAGAACCGGAAGGAATTCGCTCGGTCTATGGACATGGCCCTTGCCGAGACTCTTGGTCTTACCCACGTCGAACTTGATCGCATCGCCCAGGACAGCCATTGGGACTTTAACGCTGACATGGAGGAAGCCGGCAGCCCTCTCGCCAAGTGGCTTACCCAGCGCGTACTAAAGGCTAACTTCATGGAGCAATCTGAACGCGCGAAGGTAGCCACTTCGATGGCTATCGCCAAGGGACATCTTTCCAATGTCGCCCGCACGTTCAACGGAGACTCATTCCTTCAGAACGTATTTTCCCAGACAGGCATGGACGTCACAGCTACGGCTGCCGCCAAGTCGATGCTCCGCGAAGCCGGCGTGGCGGACGCTGATCATGCTGACTTTGTAGCTTTCGTCACGTCCCTGCAAGGGATGAGCGACTCTGATTACGAAGCCGCCATAATGAGCAACGAACGCCAGGCCATTATCTACCGCCAGGCATTGCAGCGTACCAGCACAGGCATGGCAATCAGCACGGACGCTTCGATGAAGACCGAAGGTTCTGACACTATCTTCGGCAAGATGCTGATGCAGTTGATGAACTACTCCTACGCCTACTCCCAGTTGGTGAAGGACCGTATGTACGACAGCGCCCTTGGTGCGTTCAAGCGTTCGACGCCGGCTGAACAGATTTCTGGCATGGATCGCGTGAAGTATATGATGCCGATGGTAGCCGGCGGTACTATGACCGTTATCGCTTCTATCGCGACAAAGGCTTTGGTTGCGTCGATGTTCCCTTCCGACTCTGGAGACGAATGGATGGAGAAGGATCCCATGATCCAGGTCTTGGACGCAGCTTCCTACGCCGGCATGTTCGGCAAGAAGTTTGAATACCTGTCACGCATGGTAATCCGTGAGCAGGTGCCAATGGGTCCGATCCCGGAGGCTGCCGGCAAGGCTGTCATCGCCGCCTCTTCAGCCATCAAGAAGGAGGGGGACTCCGACCGCGCAAACTACAACGCCTTAAAGTCAGTCCAGCGTACAGGCTTGAATCCTGTCGTGGTAGGTGGGGCTTCGGCCTTCAATCCTGTGGCCGGTGGTGTGGCTAACTACATTATGCGCGACCGGGACTACAGCGACGCTATCCTTGAGGGTCTGACTGGCGTAGAAAAACCCAAGAAGAAGTAATCGGTTGACCAATGTTGGGTGTTGTGGGAGGATGATCTCGCAATGCCCAACATTGATACCGACGCCCTGGCCGAGAAGCTCCACGCTGATCTCGGCCTACAGACTGAAATGGGACGCGAATACCTCCGCGCCATAATTCCCCTAGCCCAGCTTATGGACCGTAAGCAGCTGGACTATGGGAGTAGCAATATCAGTTTGAACGGCGAGTTGGGTGTCATGGTCCGCACCCAGGATAAGGTAAGCCGCATCCGGAATCTCCTCACCAGGGAGATGAAGGGCGAGCCGGCTGCCACCAATGAACCGATTATCGATTCATGGTCCGATCTCGCAAACTATGGCGTTATTGGCCTGCTCCTACGGAGCGGCAAGTGGCGCTAGACCTAGATTAGCACCGGCCAAGAGAAGGCCGCCTGGCTAAAGATATACCGGACCGCAAATCCGGCGAGATACCTTCTCGGCCTAGCCAAACAGAGGGCGTCCCGGTCCGGCCTAGAATTCGATCTAAAGCCCTCCGACATCCCGATTGGCAAAGTATGCCCAGTACTGGGCATAACCTTTAAGAGGGGTGTAGACGGCACTCCAATCGACAGCTCCCCTACCATTGACCGGGTCGATAATTCCAAGGGTTACATAAGGGGCAATGTGGTGGTGGTTTGTTACCTGGCTAACCGAATCAAGTCTTCGGCCAATGCCCAGCAACTGGGCAAAGTCTATAGGTGGCTGAAACGGTTGACCAAACCCCAGTCTTGATGACAATGGTTGGACTATGCTATTCGCCTTCATCACGTTGGTCATCGGATTTGCCTGTGGCTTTGCCGCCGGCGTAAAGAACGCCAACTCATCCAAGGTCGATAAGGCCGTGGACATCCTCGACGCTCTCAAGGGCAAAGCCAAAAAGAAGTAAGTGCGGTACGCCCTGCCAGTCGTATTGCTTACGCTGGCGGGATGCTCGTCCACGCCAGAACTGCCTGTCCAGCCGCCGGCTCCGACCAAGGCTGACGCAGTCACCACCCTGGGAAAGGACTTGGACAAGACCGACCATCGTGTCGGTGCTGCCCTGGTCGCCATTGAGCGGAACGCAGACAAGCCGAAGGTAGTGGTAGCTGAATCTCGCCTAGCCCAATCATACTTACCTGTCCCCCCGGAGCAGGACGTTTCGTTTAGCTTGGCGCGCGCGGCCAAGGGTAGCGAAATTGACTACGCCAAGCAAATGGCCTTTGGGCGTCAGCTGGCGACGGCGGTGAATAAGGCATGGGAACGCCTAGAGGCTGACCAATCTGAAGCCAAGAGGGTGTCTGATTTAAAGGACAAGCGGATTGCCGAATTAACACAGGAGGTAGTTCGTGTTAAAAAGGAAGCGAGTAATAACGCTTGGACCTGGATTGCTGGAGGGCTGGCAGTAGCCGGCGCGCTGGCAACCTCGTTTCTAGGTCCAAAGATTGGGCTGCCGCTATTACTGTGCGGGATGCTGTGCGGTGCGGTGCCGTTCATTTACGATTCAGAATATTTTGCCATTACCGCAGGTACTACGATTGCCGCTTCATGTGGACTAGGGCTGTGGTGGCTGTACGACCGAGTTAAAGACTCGGTGAACGAAAATGAAAAGACCGAAGATAAAAATTAATTTTAAGGAACTGGGCGAACTTCCGCCCACTAACAAGAACGACACCGACTTCGGCCAGGCCGACAAGGTTACCGGAGAAGTAACTTTAGATCCTCGTCAGCCTGCATTTGAAATGCTGGATTCTGCCGTCCACGAATTTCTGCACGTTGCGAATCCATACGCAGGAGAAAAGAACGTAGCAGCCACGGCTACGATTATTGCTGAAGCCCTATGGAGAATGGGTTACCGCCGATGAGTGAACCAGAAGACAGCTTTATTGACCAACTTCGCAACGGAGGGTTGTGGGCGGCCATCATTGGTATGGCCGGCATGATCGCCAGGCTGTTACTTTCAACTACCCCTGGCATGACATGGGGCAAGGCCGCGCGGTATGTACTAGCAGCCGGCATCGTCGCATGGATCGTCGGCCAGGGGCTGAACGATGTTGGCATGACGCAGGGACTGAAGGATGCCTGCATCGGCATTGCCGGCGCCTCTGCCTCCCAGATCGTTGACTTCTCAATCCTGTGGGTGAAAGCAAAAGGCGCTAAAATTAAGGGTTAATAGTAGCTTTCAAAAAAAGCATAGTAAATTTAAAGTGGTGATTGACGCACCTACACCCAGTAGGCATACCCCTTTCCATCGGACCCAACACCGTGGACATCAAACTCGACATTCAAAAGCTGGTCGCCTACTTCGGCGGTCGCATCAATCTCTGGCGCAAACTCAACGCCGCCGGCTACAAGCTATCCGTTAAGACCATTGAGAAGTGGTCCGAACGTGACAGCCTTCCGGCTCACCGCATCGTCCAGTTAATGGACCTTGCCAAGCGCGATGGCCGTGTCATCGATCTAAACTCTTTCCTGCTGAACTCCGCCCCCAACGCCGAGACGAAGCTTTCCCCCAACCGACATGAAAAACAAAAAGTCCGCAGCAGCCGTTAAGGCTCTCACGGAGATGGATGTCTCGGAACTCCGAGACGCCGCCTCCATTCAGAACAACATCGTCGAAGCCGCCAAGGCTCGACTTGCCGACGTCCAGTCGGAACTGACCACCCGGTTCGCCGACGTGATCAAGTTCGCCTTGGAACAGGATGGCAAGACCCACGGCCAGCACACCTTTGAGTCCGAGGGCGTCAAGCTCACGTCCGAGGTTCGCGCCACCGTCAAGTGGGACAGCACCAAGTTGGAACTGGTCGCCCGGTCCCTGCCTTACGACCAGGTCCAGCGTATGTTCAAGATCGAATTCTCCGTGCCAGAGAAGACGTTCCAGGCTGTCACCGAGAACGCCCTCCGCGACAAGCTGCTCGACGCCCGCACGGTCAAGTACAGCGACCCCAAGTTCACCTTCGTTTCCTAATCTCCCAACCCAACAACATGATCAAAATCATCAAGGCCGACGACCGCCTCAAAGCGGTCCCAAAAATCAACATCGCCCTGTTCGGCCCTGCCGGCGTCGGCAAGACCACCCAGGCTCGCACGCTCGACCCCAAGACCACGCTGTTCGTGGACCTTGAGGCCGGCACCCTCGCCATCCAAGACTGGCCGGCAGACGTCATCGACGTCCGCGATGTCGCCCAGACCTTCGGGAAGTATCCGTGGGAAATCGCCCGCGCCCTCGCCCTGTACGTTGGCGGCCACGATCCCAGCGACGCCACCGGTCCTTACTCCAAGCCTGTCCATGAGGCTGTCTCGACCGCCTTCGCCAACATCGACCTCGCCAAGTACGACACGATCTTCATCGACTCGATTACGGTCGCCGGTCGTGAGTGCTTCAAGTGGGCCAAGGTCCAGCCGGAGACGTTCAATCGTGAAGGCAAGCCCGACACTCGCGGCGCCTATGGTCTGCTCGGTCAAGAGATGATCCGCTGGCTGACCCACCTCCAGCACAGCAGCAAGTCTATCATCCTGTCTGGCATCCTCGACCAAGAGGTCGATGACCTCAAGCGTGTGTCTTGGAATCCGCAGATCGAGGGCAGCAAGACTGGCCGTGAGCTTCCGGGTATCTTCGACCAGGTCATCACCCTCCAGAACTTCAAGAACGAGGACGGCTCAATGTACCGTGCCTTCTGTTGCCAGCAGCAGAACCCTTGGGGTTACCCCGCCAAGGACCGCTCCGGTCGCCTTGATATCCTTGAGGCTCCAGACCTCGGCGCCCTCATCAAAAAGATTCGTGAAGGTAAGCGTGTCGATACCAACCTCGTCCGCACCATCCCCGCTTCCACCCCCAAACCCAACACCAAGTAATACATACCATGAGCATGTTCTCCCCCACCTCCGGCGCCGGCTCGGCCCCGGAACTCATCCCCAACGGCACCCTCGCATGGGCGTTGGTCACCGTCAGCGGTGCCAAGCAGTCGAAGACCAGCGGCGGCACCTACTACCCGGTGACGCTCACGATCATCGGCGGCGACTACGAGGGCCGCAAGGTCTTCGACATGATCCCCGACGTGCAGGACGATCGCAACGGCGAGAAGTGGCGCAAAATGGGCATCACGTCCATCACCCGCATCTTCGAGTCCAGCGGTCACTTCAAGGTCGCTGACCCGAAGTCCTACGAGGCGTTCACCGGCAAGGATACTCTCGCCATTATGAACTTCATGGACGGCCAGCGTGTCGCCATCAAGGTCAAGGTCGAGAAGAACACCGACCCTGCGTACGCCGACAAGAATAAGGTCGGTGAATGGCTGTCGCCCAACGCCGCTTCCGGTGGTTACCGCGACTTCCAGAAGCTGATCGCCGGCCAGTCCGGCGTCGTCGAACAGGCCCGCTCTGCGGCCTTCTCTGCGCCGGCTCCGACCGCCGCTCCGGGATGGGTGAAGACTCCGTCTTCCTCCAATCCGTTCTAATCGGACACCATCCAGGCGTCCCTTGATTAAGATGCTGACAAACGAGAATAATATGTCAGCATCTTATCAAGGGACGTTTGTCCTTTTGCTCCTTAACATCAAGGGTGAGAGCGAGACGACAACCTGGCCGTCGGTCCAGCAACTTCCGTCTACGCTCGAAGCGGTGACGCAGATGTTGGGTTTGCCTCTCCCGCCACCCCCCACTTTCTCTCGATGAAGCTCCGGCCTAGGCAGGTGGACTTCGTTCACAAGGTCAACTATGCCCTCAAGGAAAAGGGCAACACGCTAGGCGTCGCCCCCACCGGCGCCGGCAAAACTGTCATGCTGTCATCTGTCATCAAGCATGCGGGCAAGGGCAAGACCATCGTCCTCCAGCATCGAGACGAACTGGTCGCCCAGAACCGTGCCACCTATCGGAGGATCGACGCCGATACACCGACCGACATCTACGCCGCTGACCGCAAACGCTGGTCCGACGGCGTTACCTTTGCTATGGTCCAGACCCTGTCGAGGGATGAGAACCTAGCCACCATGCCACCTGTGGACCTGCTCGTCATCGACGAGGCCCACCATGTGGCCGCAGATTCATACCTCCGTATCATCGACCGGGCCAGGGAGATTAACCCATCGGTACACATCTTCGGCGTCACGGCTACCCCACAGCGTGCCGACAAGAAAGCACTAGCTGCCGTATTCTCAAACGTCGCCGACGTCATCTCCATCAAAGAGCTGATCGACGCCGGCAACCTAGTCCGGCCTAGGGTGTTCGTCATCGACTGCGGGCTACGGTCCGAACTGGCCGGCGTTAAGCGTACCGTCGCCGACTTCGACATGGCCGAGGTGGAGGCGATCATGGACAAGTCAGCCGTCACCGAGCGTGTCATCGCCGAGTGGCGTGAGAAGGCCGGCACCCGGAAGACCATAGCATTCTGCTCAACCGTTGAGCATGCGGAGCATGTGACCCAGGCTTTCTGCGACGCCGGCATCAAGGCCGACATCGTCCACGGCAACCTATCAGACGGCGACCGACGTCGCGCCCTAATCGACTTTGAGAAGGACCGCACCCAGGTGCTGGTCAACGTGGCCGTGCTTACCGAAGGCTATGACTGCCAGACGGTTAGCTGTATTATCTTGCTGCGTCCATGCTCATTTAAATCCACGATGATCCAGATGATTGGTCGTGGCCTACGCAAGGTAGACCCAGAGAAGCACCCCGGAGCTATCAAGTCTGACTGCGTGGTACTGGACTTTGGTTATTCCATCCTCACCCACGGCGGGCTAGACACGGACGTCGTGCTGGAGCCTGTCAAAGGGTCAGCCAGGACCAAGGTCTGCCCATCATGTAAAATGGAGGTACCCCTAGGGGTAGCCGTATGCCCGGCATGCGAGCATATCTTCGACGGCGTCGAGCGTCGCCAGAAGGAAGCCGAGGAGAGGGGGGACCTAGTCAACTTCACCCTAACCGAGGTTGAGATCATGGACATGTCCCCATTCCGTTGGGAGTCATTCTGGGACGGCATGGTTACTATCGCATCGGCCATGACCGCATGGGCATGCGTCGTCCAGCATGACGGCAAGCAGTACGCCATAGGCGGTAAGGACGGAGCCACCGGCGCCACCCTCATCGCCGTCACCGACGATCGTCTCCAGGCCGTCGCATCCGCAGACGACTACCTCCGAGAGCATGGCGACAAGGACGCCGCCCGGAAGAGCAAGCGATGGCTGACCGAGCCTCCCTCCGACAAGCAATTAATCCAGCTTGGGCTTGATGTATTCTCCGCCGCAGGCATGACCAAGTACCGTGCCACATGTGCTTTAACATGGAAGTGGCGCGAGCGTTTTATTAAAGCCAAAGTACTTTCGATTTAACCCAACATGTTCAAACCAGAATCCAAACCCTGCGAGATTGCCGAAGGTATCAAAGCCTTGATCGACGCAGCAACCAAGGCACACCGCAACAAGCAGGTGCAACGCCAGTACCTAGGGGCGTCTCGCATCGGCGACGAATGTGAGCGACGACTAGCGTACGAATTCCACATGACGCCGAAGGACGAGGGCGCAGAATTCAAGGCCAACACCCTACGCATCTTTGACATGGGACATGACGGCGAAAGCCGAGTCGCCGAGTATCTTATTATGGCCGGCTTCGATCTTCAGACCCACCAACTTGACGGCAAGCAGTTCGGTATCTCCGACGCCGGCGATAAGTTTAAGGGCCATCTAGACGGCATCATCAACGACGGTCCTGCCCTAGCCGGCGTGTTCTACCCATGCCTGTGGGAAAGTAAATCCCTGGGCGAGAAGAGCTGGAGCGACGTCGTAAAGAAGGGGCTGAAGGATTCCAAGCCTGTGTACTACGCCCAGGTCCAGATTTACATGGCCTATAAAGACCTGCTGTCTTGCCTGTTCACGGCCATCAACCGAGACACCGGAGAGATGCACATTGAGATGGTTCCGTTCAACGCCCGCGACGCCCAGACCTACATCGACCGGGCCGTGCGGATCGTGAAGACCGACAACCCAGAGCAGCTTGGCCGCATCGGTCGAGGCGTTGATGACTTCAAGTGCAAGTGGTGCGACTACAAGAAGCGTTGCCACGGCGTATCCGAACAGGTCGCCCCATCGGTCGAACCCCCCAAGACTTGGTCTTGGTAATTTTCCAACATGCGTATCCATAAAACCGAGAAGAGCCACCTCAAGCAGATGGCTAAAGAAAACCGTAAAAAGATCACCAAGCGACTGGAAGAGTTAGATGAAGCCACACTTACGGCAGACGGATTCGACGCAGCCATCATTGGCTTGACCGAGTCTTCCCCGATCCGCGTGGTCTACGATTGGGATGCCTGTGTCCGTGTGCTGATGTCAGAAGGTATGCCAGAACAAGACGCCGTTGAACACATGAACTTCAACGTCACAGGAGGTTACGTCGGAGAGCAGACTCCGATCTTTATCTACCCCCTGTGAAAATACGCATCAAGCTGGACGACATTACCATGACCCAGGCAGAGGCTGAAAGCCTCGCCAGGCATGAGTCGAGTCGAGCCGCCGGCGTACCAGATCAGCACGTCGGGAAGCAATCCGGAGCAGTCATGGACCTGGTCGGTTTACTGGGTGAGATCGCATTCTCCAAGCTGTTCAGCATGGAGCGTGACGACACAGTCTCACCCCGGTCTGGAACCGTGGACTTCATGGCCGGCAACGGCCAGTCCGTTGAGGTTAAGTCAAGCCACCACATCAACCCCCACCTGCTGGTTCCGTCTTACGAAATCAACGGAGAGATTACCACCAAGGAATTGGTAGACATCTACGCACTCATGCGTGTCGAGTACAACGACCGGGCCGTCACATTCATGGGCTGGGCCAACCGGGCCGAGGTGATCAGACCCGACCGGCTCCAACACTTCCGGGGCGCCGGCAGACTGTCCTTCGTGGTGCCACCGGATGAGATGCATCAGCTCGACGAGGTGACGGCCACATGGCTGGCCCTAGCCCTCAAGGCCAAGGGTGAGATTGTGGAGTTGACCTAGGACGCCCAACGCCCAGGAATACCCGACCCAACATGACAGACATGATTCCAATCGACAATGACGCCGTCTCCACGCACGTCGAATTGCTCTTTGGCAAGGAAGCCAAGGGCTTCGTTTGCCTCCGTGGCATAGGTGAAAAGGGAACGTCCCGGGAAGGGGTGTTTCGCGAAGACATCTTCCTAGAGCCGGAGCGTATGGGGTGGGACAGGTTCGTGTCAGCCGTGATCTTCCACGCCACCCGGTGGGGGCAGCACGACGTCGCCACGTTCATCGTCCCTTGCACTTTGAAGGAAGACCGAGGTACCGCCGAGAACTGCGACGTGTTCCGTACCGTGTGTGCCGACTTTGACACCGGCGACACCGATGCAAAGCTGGCCTTCGTCGAGCAGCACTTCGGGCCGGCAGCAATGGTGGTGCTGTCCGGAGGCATGACCGAGGAAGGCAAGGCCAAGCGTCATGCCTACTGGCAGGTTGCAGGTATGACAGTTGCCGAAGTCGTCGCTGCCAGAGACGCCATCGCCCGCAAGGCAGGAGCGGATATCCAATTCGGACTAGGCGTGGATGGCAACCCTTACGGACGTGCGCATCAGCCTATCCGTGTGGCCGGCTCAATCCACGGCAAGTCCGGCGTTAAGCGACTCGTCGTCATCGAGCGTCACGCATCACACGCTTTTATTACCACGCCCTGCTCTTTGGCGTCGATGATGCCGGAGTCGGAGTGGGCAATCAAGGAAGCCCCTGTCGATCCGCTCATGCCCAAGTCGCATACCCCTGCCGTCCAGATGTTGACCGCAGACGTTGCCGCCGGCGGAGAAGGCACCACTCGGTGGTCCGCATTTAATGGCGTCGCCGGCCATTACATCCACACCGCACGGATCGGCAAGATGACCCTCGATGCCGCCAGGCTTGCGACCTATGGGTGGATGCAGGCCCACATGAATCCGCCTTGGCCGGAGAATCGATTTGATACCGAGTGGCTGGGCCTACTCCGTAACGACATCCACAACAACGGACCCATGCCAGAACCGGAGAAGCCGATCCTAGACGACGGCAAGGGGCTGGCTGTATGGGCCGCCCACAGGTGGAGCCTATCGCCCCGACCGGAGCGTCAATTCCTAGTACAGAACTGGCTCCAGGCCGCCAAGCACCAGCTACTGGTAGCAGAGGGCGGTGCCGGCAAGACCTTCATGGTCCTAGACCTAGCCTTGAAGATCACCGCTCGACGAGACGGCGACACATGGTGTGGCATGCCGGTCATGCGTAAGGGAGCTGTCGTGATCCTTACGACCGAGGACGATAAAGACGAACTGCATATCCGCTTGGCCGACATGGACCCAGACGGAAGCAGACGTCGCGAAGCCGGCGACGATCTGATCATCCTGCCTTCGATCAACTCCGGCGGTGCGTTCGCACTCGTCGAGAAAGACCCGAAGACCCAGGAGTCTAGGCCGTCCCGCAAGTGGCTGGAATTCTTCGCCCTCCTGCGGCAGATTCCCAACCTCCAGCTAGTGGTCATCGACACCCTTAACAGCGTGTTGCACGGCGAAGAGAACAGCGCGACTGTCATCAATGAATTCATCCGAGTAGCCAGCCAGGTCGGCGGCGAGCTAGGTGCGGCATTGATCGTCATCCACCACATCAAGAAGCAGGGCGACGAACCGATCCGGAACGCCGAGCAGATGGCGTCGCAGGTCCGCGGATCGTCTGCCCTACTGGGTGCCTTCCGAGGTGCCATTGGGGTGTGGCATGCATCCGACTATGACCGTCGCATGAAGGGCATGGGTCTGGTACCCAAGCGCAAGCACCTGTGGAAGGCTGCTATCATCAAGGCAAACAACCCCGAGATGCTCGACACCGAGCGTACGCTATTGCGTACCGAGATCGGCACACTCATAGACGTCACCGACAAGGACAAGTTTAACGACGTCAACTTCCTAGAGCGGCAGGCATGGCTGGTGGCAGCCGTCACATTGGCCGCCAGGGCAGGGCATCCCTACTCAATCGAGGGCAAGAATGCCAAGTCCGGCCTGTACCGCCGGCGTGGCGAGCTTCCCTCCATCCTCCGGTCCATTGGACCGGGCGAATTCGCCCACCTTGTGGACGACATGCTCCTCCAGAAGGTGCTGGCAGCGGCCGCAGCCAAGGGCGGGAAGGAAAAGAAGTGGCTGGATTTACCCAATGGTCCGATCGCATCCGACGAGGTAGGTGCGGAGATTAACTCCGGAGCCTATGATCCGGCAGAGTGGGAAGAGTTTGAATATGACAAAGACTCTCGTACAGTTATCCGAAAGCCATGAGCCGCAACATTATACGACAAGCAGACGACGGACGTGATAACGTGTCCCTGTGGGATCGTTGTCGCATGATCGTCGAGAATGGAATCAAGAAATACGGAGACGCTGGCGGCCTGCCCATCTCCGGTACAGGTCGGGCCAGGAAAAAGAAAGCCGTTGAAAAAAAGAAGGTTGCCAAGAAGAAGTAAGGAGTCAGCGTCGGTTTCCCAACCCGACATGACATCAACACTAATGACCCTAGCCGCCTTCGTGGCGCCGTCTGTACCCGAGAAATGGGTAGACGCCGTAGAAATAATTGAATCCGGAGGGAGAGGTGCCAACACCCCACCCGGTGATCTTGGGTGTGCCATCGGCCCGTTCCAATTCTGGAAGAGGGCGTGGGAAGATACCACCCTCCTGCGGCAGGGAATGAAGGTCCAGACCTACCCTTACTGGCGTGCTAATGAGCCGGCCATCGCTCGCATGTACGCCAAGACATGGCTGTCCCATCTGATGATGAGGTTGACCGATAAGCTTCAGAGGAATCCAACAGCCGGCGAAACTTGGCTTGCTTATAACATGGGCATGACCGGATTCGGCCTGTACGATTATAACATCAACAAGGTGCCGAAGCATAAGCGTACGAAAGCACTAGCAATTAATGCCGCAGTCAAATGAGCGAACTAATCACCAACGCCGACGCACCGATCCTGCGGTTCCAAAACCGAGGAGCCGTATCATTCCGGGGCAGGCTGATGTTCGCATCAAGGGCCGCACGCATTTGCGAGTATCGCGCCGATCTTCGTCGTCTGGCAGAGGCAGGACATTGCATGCCGGTGGTCGCAAGGAAGATGGGATTCTCCATCACCACGATCAAAAGCTGGGCCGAGATTCTCGGCATCGGATTCAAAAAGGTACGCTCCCGGAAGTGCCGCAGGTACGACAAATCCAAGTGGGAGAGTGTGATTGTCCGGGCTGCCGGCGAGGGTAAGACCCAAGGCGACGTGGCTTTCATGCTCGGCGTCCCTCACGTCAATGTCCACCGGTGGTGCATTGAGAATGGCTTTAACTGGAAACAGACCAAACAAGATGCCAAAGCAAAACGATCGTGACCAATGGAAGGGCGGCCTGGTCATCCGCCACGACGTCGAGCCTGTGCTGACCCAGCAACAGGAAGCTTTCGTCGCCGCTTACGTCGCCAATGGCGGCAATGCAGTACTGGCCGGCAAGACAGCAGGCTTCGCAGACGGCAACTCACAGTTGTCTTCCCATAAGGTCCGGGAAGCGATCGAATTAAAGCGGGACATGGACATCAAGACCGGCGGCGCCACGCAGGCTTGGCAGGTCATGCAGTCCCTACTCACCGACCCATCAGCACCACCCCAGGTTCGCTTTCAAGCCGCACGATGGACGCTGGAAGCTTCCGGTCATGGCCTGTCAGCGATCGCCGCCGCTATCCACCTAGGCAACCGGAACAAGAAAGACCAACATGAGATGTCCGTTTCCGAGCTGATCGACCTAGTCGATAAGGGCCGGAAGCAATTGGAATCCATGAAGCAGGTAGCTAACGAACTAAAGAGCGTCGAAGACGCAATCATTCTCCCACCCAATAAAACCGATGAATAACGAACAAGCCCACGATCCTACTGTCACCCTTCGCCTTGAACTTGGCCGGGTGACAGATCAACGCAACGCATATGAAGCCGCACTCCGCAAGGAAGTGCTGTCTGTCATCCGCAACGCCATGCGAAACAACGAACATGCCGACACCATCGGCTGCATGGGCGTAGAGGTAGATGACTTGCGTAAAGAGAACGCCCGGCTCAAGGCCGAGGTGGAGCGGTTGAAGAATAACTGCGACTACTTGGACCGAAAGCTGGACGAGGAGATTGAACGCTCGGCTTCATTCGCCGGCGAGGTATCCAGGCTGAACGACGCCATTATGACCGGCAACGCCATCACACCGGACGCCAGGATTGTGCCATGATTCACGAATTCCGCAACCCCATCCTGGTCGAGACGCCGCTTGGCTACGGCATGCTGATCTACGTCCGTGATGGCGGCACGTTTAGCAACGACGTGTTCGCCGTGGTGCTGGACCATGACGGCGTCATCCGGCACATGACGACAGACCAGTTTAAGCTGGTTCGTAATGACACATTCGGAATCCGGGACAGGGAGGGTGACAAATGAAGACAGCCAAGACACCCAAGGAAGCCAGGGCCAAGCCGGGGCTGAAGCTAATCACCCCTTGGGAAAAGGAAGTGATCGATTACAAGGTCCAGCAACACAGGGAAAGGTGGGTCGCCTTGTTCGACGCCGTCCGCAACAAATGGAGGGCTAAAAAATGAGAGAGGTAGACTTTACAGTAACCCATGCCGGCCATGAATACATCGTCGAGCTAGAGGTGGAAGTTCAATGGGTAGACGATAGCTTCGACCATGAGTTTGGCACCGAGGAGTGCGGCCATTGGGAGCTGGATTGGGACGAGACGAATGTACTTTCTTGCGCTGGGCCAGACGGCGACATTGAACCGGACAGCGTACCCGGTCTGATGCGGGCGATCCAGCGTAAGGCTGAAGGGCTAGACTTCTCGGACTGGGATTGATTCATCTCTGCCCTGTACCTCGGCCAAGGAGCGGCGGATCAAGGCATGGCACGAAGTGCCACCCTACAGCATGTGGGAGAAAAGCGGGTTTGAGGAAGGGGTTTTCTACCCCCCTCTTCCCCGCTTCCTTTGGGCGTCGAGGATACTAGGTTAAGTCGTTGTTTGATATAGGGTTAACCCTGTTTGCACCCCCCCTTCCTCGCCTGTTTCTAGAAATTAGCTACCCCCCTTCCTCGTCCATAAGTGACGAAGGGCCAGTCACTTATAGACTGACGAGGAAGCGAGGATACCCCTTATATCAAGATAGATAGTCCATCCTCGGGCTTTGGCCCTATCCCTATGGGGAAGGGCGTCGCCTACGTCTACTATTCAATCGATACCAAACCAAGGACAGACACTTGACCGGATACCCATGACGACCATGATCCGGTCATGGACGACGTCGTGATGCTCAACATCGAAGGCACACCCAGGCCGCAACCCAGGCCGAGGTTCGTCAATGGTAGGGTGGTATCGACAGCCGATGCCAATGCACGCATGTGGAAGGATCAGATCAACGCCACCGCCAAGATCGCCGTCGAGGCAAGGGGTATGCTGGAAGCTTCAGCCATCGCCGTCGTCATGCGTTTCGACATGCCCACCCCCAAGGCAGACCGGCATGGCAGGCCGCACACGTTCCGGCCAGACGCCGACAACCTAGCTAAACTTGCGCTGGATGCGGTCATGTCAGCCGGCCTACTCAAGGACGACGCCGCCGTCTCGACCCTCGTCGTCACCAAGACATGGGCCGGCAAGGGCGGGCTGATCTTGACCCTGCACGACGACGACCGCACCCCTTCCCCTGTGCCGGCAGATCGGATTCCCGGGTGGATCAAGTAAACAAGAAGGCCAGCCGGTGAGGGCTGGCCGATAGACCTATCTGGGTGGGCCGTGGCGGCCTTACGCACGCAGGCGGCGGTCGTCGATCCAAGACCCGGTGCCTCCGACCTTGTGGCGGATCCGGTCTAGCATGTCGGCGGTGTCCTTGAGATCGGCCGGCACACCGGGGCGATCGTCGTCGAAGTCCTCATGGTTTTCCACCCAACCGTCGAGGGCATACGAGGCAAGGTCGTCAAGCAAGGTGAGGCAGTCCTTGGCATCCTGCTTGTCGAGGGTGACGTCGTCTGCCGTGGCGAAGGACATGGCGAAAGCATACTCATCCTTCCCGATATAGGTTTGCACCATATCAACCTTGCGGCACCAGCACTCGTATCCGGTGAGGGATCGGAGTTTGGCGAGGCAGGCGAGTGCGGCCTTCTCATGCATGGCCGCCGTGTCCAAGCCGTAGTCCAAGGACAGGGTGACAGAGGCGGGG